ATGGATGAAGTAGATGCAGAGGTAACGGCTTTAGCTGACAGTATTACTTCCCTTGATTCCGCTTCCATGAAGAAAGCGAGTAACCTTTCTGATCTATCCAGTCTCTCTACAGCACGTACTAACCTACAGGTGAACCGTTTGACTCAGGGTGCTACGTACACCGATCTGATGAGTAATGACCTGACTAACCGTATCCGAATTCAGGATAACGGGGCATGGGGTGCAAGTACTGGTACTGGATGGATTGCTTTAGGTATAGGTCAGGGGGGGACAGGGGCTACAGATGCTTTGAGTGCTCGCCTAAACTTTCAGGTGGATCGCTTTAATCAAGGTAGTAATTTAACAACTATTAAATCCGCTGATTCTTCCGCTGCATTAGTGGTTTATGATGGAGGGCAATGGGGTTCAGCTACATATATTGCGGGTGCTTTCACTGGCTGGAAAGCATTAGCAATTCCGCAGGGCGGTACTGGTGTTAAGACTCAGGCTGAGTTATGGCCTGCGATTCGTCCTACGGGTGCAACTTCTTTAGCAGGAGATCCTGTCTCTGATTCTGACGCGACTACCAAACGCTGGGTTGAAAACTTGCTGAGTAGTCGTACTTCAGTTAGTCCTCAATGGGATGTTATTGCTTCTTCCCCTTCCTCTACGGCAATTGGTAGTTATGTAACTGGAGGGCGTATTCGTTCGATATGCAACATTGGTACATCAACTGAAATATCTGGTGGTTTTCGGGTTGGTAAAACGATGGGACAGACTGGACAGGCTGATCTCACCCTTTTTATTTCTGAAAATGGTGCAGAGGATAAACTATGGGGGCTAAAAGGGCCGACTGGAACGATCCTAACTGATGTTCAATCAGGATGGATGACTAATACCGCTGTTTCGGGACCGACAGATGCCAATACCATCACCTTTAACGGTATGTATGCAGGGCCAGGTGACTCAGGTATTAACTATAGTGAAAAATATTCCCCTTTATTGCACATGCAAAGATACCCAGGGGCAAATCGCTCTCAGCTTCAGATAGACGGTGGTGGTACTTTAAGAGTACGAGGCGGGAACGGTACAACATGGTTTGGATGGTTAGTAATGCAAGCTCAAGGTACATCAGGTCGTGAGTTTAAAAGAGACATAACTCCAGCAAATCCAGTTGAAGCATTAGATCGGATAATGTCACAAGATTTAGTAACGTTTATCTACAAGGATGATGAACAAGAAAGGGTTAGGTTTGGTGTTATCGCCGAAGATGCTGAGTTGACTGCTCCGCAGTACATTAAGCATGATGAAGAAACAGTTGAAATAGAAGGGGAGATTGTCACTCGTGATCATCCACGTGTTGATTTAAATCCAATAGTGATGGACTTGATGGGAGCTATTCAAGCCCAACAAGAAGAAATTAATCAGCTAAAAGATTTAGTACAACAGCTATTAAATAATAAATAAATATAAACGGGGTGAACGGATTCACTCCAATAAAATTTTCTTATAAGGATATAAAACTATGGCTATGGATATTTTTTCCGGTGCTAACCTTACTGTAGAAGTAGGTTCAAGTGCTGGTAAAACAGTTGCTACTGACTTTGTAGAAGTACCAGAGGTAAACACCTTCAGTACTTCAGGCTTTGAAAGTACTGTAATTAGCGTAAAAACATTCAATAATGCTTATGATCGTAAGCTATTGGGTACTAAGTCAATCCCGGACATTTCTCTTGCAGTTAACTACTTACCAGATAATGCAGTACATCAGAATTTAGAACAACTTGCAGACGATCAGAAACGTTGTCAGGTAAAACTAAGCTATTTTACCGATGCAACTAAAAAAGAAGGTTTCTTTGTAATTTATACCTGCTTTGTTTCAAGTACCACTATCGGTGGTGATAAAGATGAAGTAGTAACTAAGACTTTCACCCTTGCAGTTGATGGTGAAGCAATTGATTCAGGTCTGATTACTCCAAAACCAGAATCGGGCGAATAATAATAAATAAAGGGAAGGTGCTCAACTTTCCCTTTTTTATTGGAGATGAAAATGAATTTAAACGAATTGAAGAAAAAACTACAACCAGAATTAAAACCACATGAAGTAATGGGTGAAATCATCTTTATTCATCGTCCAAATGGTCAGGATTTCCAGAAATGCACTGATGTGGCTAAAACTCTAATCCTATGTGTAAAAGATGAAAATGGTGATCCTATCTTCGCAGAAGAAGATATTGATGGACGAATTAATGTTAACTCTATTGATTTTGTAATCCAGAATGAAATTTACTCAGCAATTATTGCTTTAATCAATACTGCGAAACCTGTAGATGAAGTAGAAAAAAAGTAAGAGGTGATATCGAATTAAAGTACTTTTGTAAGATGGTTAACAAAAGAGGCTTATCACCTGAAGAATACTTTAGTTTAGATCCTGATGTACTCAATATGCTTATGATCTACGATACTTTTATAGAACCATCCGGTACGCAGATTGAAATGATGAAACATGCGTACCAGTGTTACTACACCACTATCAGTAATGGCAACCTAACACCAGAAGCAAGGAAAAGTATCAAGGTACAGGATTTTGATTTTCTTGATGTGCTTAGTGATAGTACTAAGAGTACTTCAGAGAAAGCTGAAGAAAGAAAATTAAAAACTAAAGAGGCTCAATCCAATGATATTAAATCTATAGGGGAGTTAATTAAATCTCAGGTATTAGGAAAGAAAAAGAATGGCAAATAATAATAGAATACGTGTAGATATTACGGGTGATTCTTCCGGTTTACAGCGTGCTTTAAGGTCTGGTACTGAATCATTAGAGGAATTTGGTAGTACTGCTGGTGGCATTGTTGAAGAGTTCACAGGCCGAATAACTGGTATGGCTGGCGGGTTCGGTACTGCTATGACCGGGATCGCGGGTGCTGCGGCTATTGGTATTGGTGGCCTGGCAGCATTAGTAGAATCATCACGTGAATATGTGCGTGAAATGAACCAGATCAGTAAGAGTACCGGATTGTCCGTGGTTCAGTTACAACAGCTATCAGCGGCGTTTAGTGGCCTCGGTCTTGAGATTGATAAGTTTGGTGATTTCAACAAGGATACCTTGGATAAGCTCGGTGATGCTTTTCGTGCTGGCGGTGGTGTATCCGATGATCTTAAAGAATATGGACTCAACCTACAGGACTATAACAAGTACTTAAAACAGGCTGATGGTGGTATGCAGGCTGTGATCCACACCTTTTACGCCATGCGTGATGCAGGTAAATCACAGAGTGAAATAGTTAACGTAATGGAAACGTTAGCCAGTGACTCAAGCCACATGATTAGTACTCTTCAGCAGTTCAATAATGAGGCTCAAGCTACAGCCTATATCCAGTCACAAAATGCTGAAGTAACTAATGATGCTGCTGAAAAATATGCTGAATTCGATAAAAACCTTGGGAAACTTACTACCAGCATTAAAGGTACTATTGCTGATGGCCTATCACCTTTAGTTAATGCCATGAACAGTGTCTATGATGCTGCAAATCAAAAACCTCACGAGGCAGGTTTGTTTGAAGATCTGAATGAACGTATTAAAACTTCCAAGGGTTCTCTACAGGATATGTTGGATATCTGGGAAAAATTACGTACAGCAGGGGCATTAAACTACCAGGGTGCAGCACTCAATACTGGCATCATGGATGATAAGGGCAACAAGGGTAATGAGTTCGCTCAGGCTAAGGCACGTTTAGAAGAACTGGCAAACAACCTAAAGTCCGATGTTGCGGTTGCTACCGCTCCTACTGGCGGATGGGTTGATCAGGCAAAAGAAGCTGAAGATGCAGCGAAGAAGTTAGAACAACAACGTAAACAGGCAGAAGCGGCACAAAAGGCGGCAGATGCAAAACGCCTACAGGCTCAACGTAATCTGGAAGCTGCTCTTGCTCAAGTTGGGGAAGATGGTTTTCAGGTACGTCTACAGCAGTTCGACAGACAACAAAAGGCACTTCTTAAAACCATCACCGATAGTGCTCAAGTACTCGGTATCAATCCTGATGAAATGCTAAAGAACGCTACTGCATATGGTGCTAAACAACGTACTGATTTACTGAATTCAATGGTTGGTTATCAAGATCCTAATCAGGGTCTGAAAGATACCAATGCTCTTATTGGTTCCGGTCTACTCAATGACAATCAGAAGGGGTATCTGGCACAGCAACAGAATCAGCGTATCAATGGTGGTAATCCATTAGCCTATAACGATACCGATCAGAAGTTGAAAGATAACGCTGATGCTATGAATGCTGAACTTCAGCAGAATGAGTTGTTGCTGAAAGGCCATGAGGACTATGAGAAACGTAAAGCTGAGATCACGGCAAAGTACAATGCACAGGCCATCCAAATCAGTAACCAGAATGCACAGGATCAGTTAAGTATCTTCTCAAGTACTGCACAGTCACTATCACAGGGCATGGTTGATGCGTTTGGGGAAAGTAGTGGGGCTGCACAAGCTGCATTTACCCTAAGTAAGAGCATAAGCATTGCACAGACAGTACTTTCAATTCAGTCAGCATTGGCCCAAGCACTCGCTACCCCTTGGCCAGCTTCATTGGCAAACTATGCACAAGTACTTTCACTTGGTATGTCGATTATTAGTACTGCAAAGGGTGCTGCTGCTGGTCAGTTCCATGGCGGGGTAGATGAACTACCAGCAAGTTATGACAACAAATCATTTGTACTTAAGCAGGGCGAGAGAGTGGTGCAGCCTGAAGCGAATAAGAAATTAACAGCATTCTTGGATAAACAAGAAGGTGGAAGTACTTCAGGTGATATTACCGTTAACGCACCATTGATCATCCAGGGTGATGTAGCTGATGATGACAAGAAATTTAATGAGATGCTTAAGAAACACGCCAATAGTGTTTCTCAAGCTGTGAGAAGTAGTCAAAAACGTAATACATAAGAAAGCCCAGTTAGGGATTTTCCGTGTGATAAGACAAATATTGTGAAAGAGAAGATGAAAGGGTATAGAGATTGTAATACTCTTCCCGCAATAATTTAACTTTAGGTGGTGAGTATTTAATATTGTATGCAAGCTGTGTTGAAAGAGTACGTAATCTCGATAATGAATAATAACTCTTTACGATGGCATCTACTTCTTTTTTTGGGAGTGATGCTAATTTTTCTAATTGGGAATAATATACATCATCATGCAAATAAGAAACGGCAGTTGCTACTCTTTTAATAGCTTCTGTATCTTCAGTTGGAAGAGGAATACATATTTCATATGTGCCTAACACCTGAGACTCATCGCCACCAGTAGCAAGAGCTAAAAGGTTATTGTTGATTTCGCTCAATAAGATTACACGCATCTTAAAAACATCATCTGAACTTTCTTTCCATTTATCATATGCGTTATAGCCTATTTGGCCTGCAAATAACAACATAGCAACGATGACGGATGCAGCCTGCCAATCAAGCCTGTTAAAAAAAATACGAATCGAGGTTTTTAAATAAATAAAGAAAGAAGATATTCGAGGTAACAAAATGGCATCCTTTTCAAATCAAATAAAAGTAACGAACTTTCAAATTAAAAGTACTGAACCGATCTATTCTAATCAAACATGGACAGGTCAACGTATCATGAGAAGTACTGGAATTCAATACTATCAAATTCAGTTCACCCTTAATTTTAATCCTGCATCACTAAATGAAGTGAATAGCTTTTTAGCTCAATATGCACAGGGCAAACCTTTCACTATGTCATTGGGGCTTGCAGGTACATATTACGGTAAACAGACTGGTGCAGTAACCGCTACTGCTCTCACTAAACCGGGTAATATGGTTGTACCTATCAGTACTAACACATTAGCTGTGGGTGAGTGGGTACAGTTTTCCAATCACAATAAGCTATATCGAATCGTAGAACGTACCAGTACTTCAATTACTATTTTCCCTGCTCTACAAAATACAGTACAGGCAAGTGAAGCACTCAAATATAACAATCTCATGATCGAGGCTGTATTAGATCCAGACAATGATTATTCATTGCCTATTGGGAACATCATGAATATTACATTGAAAGCAACGGAGAATATCATCTAATGGACTCAGGTATATATACTAATGCTAATCTTCTTAAGTACTGGAAGTTAGTCAGAGGTACAACCAAGACAAGATTAACACTAATGGAAATTATGAGCTTAGGCGTTAATGTTACTTGTTTTGATGTACTACCAAAAGGTACTAATGGTTTTCACTGGACGGATTCACTAATTGATATAGATCTGGATGGTTATAAGTACATAAGTTTCCCCGACATTATCAGTGGTTCATTACCTTCATATTCTGAACAAAAGGGCATGTCTAATGATGCTATCAATTTTAAAATTAGCAATGTAAACGCCTCGGTTCGTGCTCTTGCCCTTGGTGGTTTCTTGAAAGATGCACAGATGAATATCAAGTTAGTAATTCTCAATCCATATGATAGTACTGTAATTGATTCAATGCTCATGTTTACGGGGTTTATTGACTATGTACAGGCAGTAACTGATCCAAATCAGAAGCAAAACGAAATGACTATATATGTGAATTCTGTCTATAAGAAATTAGACAGACAACCTGCATTAATTGCCGCCAACTCAGTATATCAATCTTACTATAGAAATGATGAGTACTTTAGTCTGTTAGGTCAAGTTAATCAAAATCAGAACTGGAAATACAAGTAATGAAAAATCTACATAATGAAGTAATGAGTATTATTCAGTACTCAATTGATAACCCATATAAGTATGGTGATAACGATTGCAACATTATAGTACTACGCCTTATTGATTTAATTAATGGTACTACACAGTTAACTAATCGCCAGTATTCGAGCATTAAAGAAGGTATAGCAGGTTTAAACAAGGAAGGATGGAACCATACAGGGGAAATTGTTGAAGCGTACTGTAAGCCAGTACAAGCCACTATAGACGGTGATATCTGGTTAGATCCTGACAACCCATTAATTATGGCAGTAGTGGCATCTGGTCGGGTACTTGGAGTAAATGCTGATCATGATGGTTTCGAACTTCAACCAAAACCAACAGAGGGAACATATTACAGAGTAAGGAAACAGAGAGATGGGTAAGAGTTTAGGGGGCTTTTTTGGAGCCATAATTACGGCAGTTGTCGTCGCGGCTGCTGTGTACTTTTCAGGAGGTACAGCATTAGCAGCAATAGGTTGGGGTGCAGCAGCCGGATCTTTGTCATTAGTTGCAAGTTCTATGTTAGGTCAAATCGGGGTTTCTGGATACGGTGATGTAGCAGACTCACTAAGTAGAAGTACTTCACCAACTACTGGATTACCCGTTATATACGGTGGAGAACTACCACATAAAAATGGTGTATCAGGCGGTTCCTTCATCCTAACCGGAAGCATAGTAGCCTGGTACAACGTACCAAATTCTGATTCTCAGTACTTATTCTCAGAACAGGCTGTAGCATATGCTGGTGTAGAAAAGCATATCGAGCAAATCTATATTGATAATGAGCCAGTACTTGCAGTACCGATTACAGCAGAGGGTGTAGTACCTAAAGAAAGTATTGCAGCGAAGTACCAGAACTATTTGCAATTAGAAGTACGATTTGGTGGTGACTATACGAGTACTAAAACTCTTGCTGCAAAATATGCTGGTTCGAAATGGACAAATAAATTTCTTGGTAAGGGTATTGTTAGTATCAGTACCGTTATCTTAAAAACTCAAGATTCATTAGAAAATAATATTCTTGTTAATGATCAATTCGCTTTAACTGTAGAAATGAAAGGGCAGGTGATTTATGATTTTGTTGATGGTACTTATAAAGCAAGTAGTAACCCTCCTTCAATTATCTATGATTACTTAACAAATTCAATCTATGGTATGGGTATTGATCCATCATTGATTAATACCGATACGTTTGCAGAAACCGCAGCATATTGTGATGCTTTTGAATATTATGCTAATGGTGCTATCAGTTATCAAAAAACCTATAAAGATAATATTGAAAATATCTGTCAGTCATTTGGCGGCATCATGTATGTACATGCCGGACAAATCTGTATTACCACAGACCGCAAATCGGTATCCGTAGCCTCATTTGATGAGCGTAACATGGTAGGGGCGGTACAGGTTTCTACTTCTGGCGGTACTGACTACTTCAACGTAGTCGATTGCAAGTTTACTAACCCTGAATCGATGTACACCACTGACGTAGTACGTATCCCTTCCGATATCACTACGGATGAAGCAGTACAGCATGATGGACAGGTCATAGCATTATCACGCGATTACTCATGGTCATATGATCAAGAGGTGATTGCAAAAATGGCTAACGTTGATGTACTCAAGGCTAAGTATGCCCTGCGTACTATCAGCTTCACCACAAGTGAAGGTTGGGATCTCGAAGTATGGGATGCGATCAATGTCAGCAATGAAGAACTCGCTATCTCAGGCAAATTTAAAGTACTCAATAAAGATATCAGCACCGATCAAGAGAACGTTGGCTATGTAACCATCACGGCAGTAGAAGCACCTGATGCAATGTATGATGGTATTGATCCGGGTATCTGGTCGCCTGGTGGGGTAATTAACTTCCCTGAACTACAGGTACTACCGCCAACGAACCTACAGGCAGTACGTAAGGGGAATACTACTTCTGGTTCAATCGTGGATCTTACCTGGGATGCTTCACCAGATCCGTATCTGCGTGGGTACTATGTTTACTACCGTCTTAACGGTTCCAGTACCTGGACGTATGCGGGGCAGACTGGCGTACAGAAGCTTGATTATGAATTATTTGGATTGTCTGATACTGCAAGCTACGACTTTTCGGTAGAGGCTTACAACAACTTAGGGCTGGTATCCAAGAAGCTTTCCCTAACTGGCATTGTTCCAACATTCAACTTTGCACTACCTGCGGTAACGCGTGTAGTACTGACAAATAAAACAGAATCAGCGTATGTAACTGACTCACCAGATTTCAATATTGCCTGGGATTCACAAAAAGATATCAGAGTGAATAACCGATCATTTAGTGAGTACTTCAAGTATTACGTTATTAAAATCTATGACGGTACTAAATTAGTAGATACATTCTATACGCAAAGTAATGCCTTTAATTTCACTCTTGAAATGAACCGTCTGAAAGTACGTAAGCCTACCATTGGTATTATCGCACAGGGATTTAATGATGGTACATATTCAGAGGAAGTGAAAATAACCGTAGAGAATAAACAGTGTGGTTTAGTAGAGGATGTTAGCTTTACGGGTGGTTTTGGTAATTTGTTTGCTTCATGGACTAAATCTACTGAACGTGATTATGCAGGTGCGATTATCAGTATTGTTAATGGTACTAATACACGTATATTCACCAGTTATGCACCTGAATTTGATTCAATACCAAACATCACTGATGGTGAGTATAAGGTTAAGATGGGATTCTTTGATGTGTTTGGTACTGATGATATTCAATATTGTCCAGAACAAACAATCAGTATCAACTCCAAGTACCAGTTTACCGAAGATGATGCAGAGGCAATTAACGGGATTCTTGATTTAGAAGATCGCCTGACTGGTACCATTAATGATGCGGTCAAAATTGCCAATAAGAATACCAGTACTGTTATCAGTGCATCAGAGGCACGTACCAATGATAAAATCACTGCCAGTGAGAAAACGTTAAGTACTCAGATCACTGGGGTAAATAGTTCCTTATCACAGAAACTTAGCACCGTTGAAAGTACTGCCAATGGTAACAAGGCCAGTATCCAGACACTATCCCAGACGGTAACGGATAACAACAAAGCTCAGACTACAGCAGTCTCACAGCTACGTAGTGATGTGAATGGACAGATTGCCACTGTTAACCAGTCAATGAGTACTAAAGCCGATAAATCTACTGTAGATGCTCAGTACTCACTATCAGTACAGGCTAATGGCACGGTAGCTGGTATGCGTCTTGTTGCGAGTAGTGGAACGAGTAACAACTCAGCAATCTATTTCGCTGCGAACAAGTTCATAGTCTCCGGTACTGACACTGCTACTGTAGGTGGTACTGCACCATTTGCCATAGTCAACGGTACTACATACTTGAAGACGGCAATGATACAGGCGGCAAGTATCGGTACTGGTTACATCGCTGATGCGGCAATTACCAATCTAAAACTGGCCTCCGGCTCAGTGAATACATTAAACGTGGTTGATGGTTGTATAACTACAGCCAAAATCTCAAATACTATTCAAAGTACTAATTACGTAGCAAATAAAACAGGCTGGCAAATCAATAAAGCAGGTACGATCCTAATCAATGGAACGGGTGGTACTGGTAGAATGGTAATCAGTAATAATATTATTCAAATCTATGACAATAATAATACGTTACGTGTACGTATGGGTTTATGGTAATAAATAATTCAGGGATTATTAACTGTAACCTCATTTCAAAAGGATACATAAATGAAATCTAATGAACGTACTTTCAATAGTACCAGTACTAACCCATTCAGTATTAGCGGAAAAGAAACAATTGGAATGAAGAAAAGGATTTACAGGAGTAAGAGCTATGGCACAGGGATTACAATGTTGGAATGCAGCGGGTGTATTAGTAGTAGATCTGACTGATTATAACATACGTTTTATGGGTACTTATACTGTCAAGGCTACTTCTGCACAGACCTATACTGTATCAGTACCAAATATGAAAACTACAGGCTGGTTTGTACACTATGCCCCCGCCAGTGATACCTTTAATGAGTGGTCAGCCTTTTGTAATAATGGGTCATTTACTGCGGTTTATTTGCCAACATATGCACCGTTAGCTGGTAACTACACTTTTAACGTATATAAGTGGACGGCGTAAGATGGCAGGTTTCGAGGTATATAATTCAGCGGGTGCACTGACTATAGATAGTACTAACAAGTCGATAATGACGGGTGCAGTAAAGGCCATGGGAAATCTAACTGATACGGGATACTACACAGGCTTTACCTGTGCCTTCGGTAATGGTGGATCGCTCGGTTTCGTTATGCCATCAGTAGTAGCTAACAGGAACACAACACAGTACTGGTTCCAGATACAGAAAGACGGGGCATGGTGTTTCCCTGGTGCCTATATGTTCCAGCCTGGCATGGGCAGGTTCATGACAAGTAGTCACACGGCTACCCCCACATCTGGTTTTCTTGATGTGTTCAGTGAAGAAGGTACTTTAATCTGGTCTGCTGCATCAGCGGCAACAATGCCACGTATCAGGGGATTTTTGACAGCACCTGCGGCTACCGATCTCAGTACTGCCATTACGGTAACGTCTCCAGTAGCTGATCCCTGGTTCTGCTGGTCACAATGTCCGGGGAACATATCAGATGATGGTACAGTAATTGGGTACTCTGGTCTGGTTATCAGGCGTAATTCCAGTACTTCATTCAGTCTACAGTACGTTTCAAAGAACCAGAAAACCTACCGCCAGGCAATGGGGAATAATGGTATCCAGATAGCATTGGCGACATTTACAGGGTATTAATACAATAACAATAACAATAACAATAACAATAACAATAACAACAAAGGGATTTCAGTATGGATATCGGTGCTATTTTAGCTCTTGTTATTTCTGGATGCGTATTCCTTTATACTATCTTTAGAGATAATACAAAGGATACGAATGATCTATTAACTCGCGTTGCTACTCTTGAAACTACCATTGCTGTACTGGAAAGTAGTATTTCCCGTATTGAGGATGATCAGGATAAGATGAGAGATACACTAAGTAAACTGGAAACACAAATCCATGAACTTGATGTTAAGATTGAAAGGATTATTGCAATTCTTCAGCAGAAACAACGACCATAAAAAAAGGCATAGTATGTCATTCGTACTATGCCTTTTCTTTATTTGTTTTTAAGTACTGCAATCATGGAATTCACACGGTTTGGTGTCTGCCTGTACCATAGAGAACACTTAGCCTGTTTAATTGCTTCAAGGTAATCATGTGCTTTCAGGGCTGCTAACATCTTACGGAATTTCTTCACCCCGCCAATACCTAACTGGAAGGTCATGATAATAATAAAATCATTCCAGTCATCGGGAAGATTTAACCCTAATGTCTGTACCTGCATAATTGTTTTGGCTAAATCGCGAGATAGTAACTTGTCTGCTTCGCTTTCAGTAATGCCAGTACTAAAATCTTCTCCCGCCTGAATTAAGTGACCATATCCAATAGTACTACATCCTAAACTATCAGCATATGGATAGAATTTCCCATTTCTGAAGTACTTCAAATTTGCCTGATACTCTTTAGTACCTTCATATTCTTTTAATCGTGTTTTTAAATCGCTCATTTACTAAATACCTATAATGAATTTATAGGAATATTTATGATGAGTGAATGGAAATACTCGGATGATTGGAGCGAGGAGGAAATGTTATCCGGTGAATATGCTGGTTTCGTTTATATCTTTCAGTTTGAGGATGGTTCTAATTATGTCGGTGCTAAGCAAATCTATCAGCGGGTTAAGGATGCGAGAAAGCTAAAGCCCACTTCAAAGGAAAATGGCTGGCGTGAGTACCTCAGTAGTTCCAATGTCGTTAAAAACAAAATTGAAAATGGTGAACAGTACTCAAAAACGATTCTATGGTGCTTCGCAACTATGCGAGAGGTAATGATTGTAGAGGCAATACTGATCCTTCATCAGATGCTTAAACCGGAATGTTTGAATCTGGCAATGATGAGTAAGATTAGATCACCAAATGCAAAGGATAAAAAAAGACTACTCGGAATAGTACAGGAACTATTGGAGTACTTGAATTGAGGTAAATATATGGCAAGTGGAATAAATGGGATTGGTAGTATAAGGAACTATATACAAACGCAGGGAGTTAGATTAAATAATCAATTCCAGAATGAAATAATTAAACGTTCCAAGCTACTATCCCAAAGAATGCAGGGTGATTTGAATAATAGCGTTGACCGTGGGGCAGTGGGCTTTACTCAACGTTCCATCCTTTTCTTCTATAGAAAGGTTGGGAGAAATTCAGTTACATCGACCATCATGGTTAAAGATATTCAGGCTAAGTACCTTTATCAAGTACTGGTACAGCCAAAGGCAATTGATAAGTTTATACCTACTTCATCTACAAGATTAACTAAGCAGGGCAACATTTCAGGACTGAAAAAGAATCTTTTAAGTGAACGATATAAGGTAGTGAAGGGTAAGAATGGTAAAGAACGATTAATTGATACCGCAAAGAAAGATACCAAGAAGAAAACCAAACGTGTAATTGGCTTACGTGAGAAGAAACAACGTCGCCTTATCTATGACTTCTATAAGGAAGCCAATGATGGTGTAAGGGTAATTATGAGCGGTATTCAGGGAACATTCAGGATAAGTAGACAATGAATTTTGAGCAACATTATGGTGATTTAATAAGCAAGATTAAGCTAAATGGCATGACACCAGATGGTAATAGTATGCCAATTAACAAATGTTTTCTTGATAAGAAATTTCAAAAGGTCGTTAAGAAAAGTAATTATCAGATTGATAGCTATATGAACGTTATTTATGAGAAGAAGAAAGATTTCAAAGTTGGTGAAGTACTTGAATGGGAATTACAGGGTGAAAAGATGCCTGTATTTCTAATTGAGAGTAAAAAGCTCTTTGTGAAGGGTAAACATTTTTGGGTATATGCCGTGGGGATTATTGAATGATTAGTATATTGATTGAGTTTCTGAAGTCAGGATTGGATTTTTTCATTAAGAAGAAAACTATTGAACAGGAAGTAAAGAAAACGAATGTAGAAGGGCAGATTGAAACGAATAAAGAAGAGATTGAAAAGGTAACATTCCACTGGCGTAATGCCCTCGGTTTTGTACTAACCCTTATCATTCTCTATAACTGGATCATAGTACCAGTACTTGATGCTTTTGGAATTATTGTGATCCAAGTTCCATTAGGACAACTTTTGCAAGTGCTATTGATTATGGTTGGTGGAAGCTGAAAGATTTTTCCTTTAATATGTGTTTTGAGTTAATAAAATAGCAATCTAAGGATTTGATTTATGAGTGATGCAATTACTACAGCAGCAATAAAAAAATTGTATGGACTATCCGCTGGGCAATGTAATATTTGCCGAACTTCTCTTTTTAAAGAGCAGGTTCACATCGGACAAATGGCTCATGTAATAGCCAAAAGCCCAAAAGGACCAAGGGGCGATGACCTGTTAGCAAATGACAATTCTTATGAAAATCTTATCCTGCTTTGTGCAAATGATCATATTCTTGTTGATAGAGATCCATTCACTTATACAGTAGAAAAATTGCATCAAATCAAAAGTGAACATGAGGCTTATATACAGGGTGCAACCGATAATACATTATTTTCAGATAAAAAAAGACAGTCAGATGTGGACTTTTTAAACGCTTACTTCCACTTTACACCGTTTGCGAGGGTACGTTCATTAGTTGAAACTTTACCTAATTCTTTTCACATCAATCTTCTTATTTTTGGAGATCAGTTTGATAGTATTTTAAGGGATTTTCCAGCGAGCTATCCTTTAAATGATAAATTACTCCACGGTCATTTCCAAAGTTTTATTGATTCGTATAAAAATATTGATTTTATCATATCTGGACATTTGCCGATTTCCGATAATAGAAACATTCAGGTGTTTGGTGGTGCGAATCATAATCTTCTTTGTCATTTCAATTATGATGAGCTACCATCCGATAAAGCACTGATAATAGAACAAGATTTGATTTCACATAAAATATCTCTTCTTAATGCTTATGAAGGTCTTATAAATTACCTTAGAGCTTATTACCCTGAGGTGGAAATTTACTCTCCTATTCTATGA